TTCGACAACGTGAGCGCAGACCTTGTAATCGGCGAGATTAACTACGGCGGCGCGATGGTAGAACACGTTATTCAGACCGCGCGACCAGATACGCCATTCAAAGCAATCACAGCAAGCCGAGGCAAGCACGTACGCGCAGAACCGATAGCAGCGCTATTTGAGACTGGCAAAGCACGACTAGGTGGCACGTTTCCAGAACTTGAAGATGAGATGTGCGCAATGGCCACACACGGATATACAGGCCCGCGTAGCCCAAACCGATTAGATGCGATGGTGTTCGCCTTAACTGAACTATTTCCACAGCTGGCAAGTAAGCCGGTGAGTAAACTTGAACGTAAACCGCTACCGCGCCTGATTCATGGCGGCGCCGGATGGATGGCTAATTAATGAAGATTGAAGATATCAAAGACGAATTTAAAGCTATCGAAGAACAAGAAGCTTTAAATCGTGAGCGACAATTAGAAGATATCCGATTTGGTATGGCTGATGATCAATGGCCAGAAGAACTGCGTCGTTTACGTGAGAACGATGGCGACGGCGCACGTCCGTGCTTAACCATTAACAAGATCCAGATACACGCCAAGCAAATCACTAACAACATGCGACAGAACCGCAGCAGCATACGTGTACTGCCGCAGGATGACAACGCAGACGTTGAGACTGCCGAGATTATGCAGGGAATGGTGCGCCATATAGAGCATGTATCGCGTGCAAGCATGGCTTACGATATTGCAGCCGAGTACCAGATTATGGGCGGTATTGGCTATTTTAGAATAGACACTGAAGTAGTTGACCCGCTATACAACTACCAGGAAATACTTATCAAGCCAGTTCGTAATCCTTTCGCAGTCTATTTTGACCCGTGGTGTGATGACCTAGCGGGCGCTGACGCAAGGCGCGCATTCCAAACAGATCACATGAGCGAAGATGAATTTGCGCGCATGTTTCCTAATGCTGAACCGTTCGACTGGAACGAAGCAGGACGCGGCGATGGCTGGACTACGCGCGACCGTATTCGAGTAGCGGAACACTGGTGGCTAGAAGAAGAAACTGTCAAATACCTATTCGTGCAGCCACGGCAGAATGACCCGCTAGCAATGCCTGAAGACCCAAAACCAATGCTAGCCAGCGACTACCGCGCGCATGAGATGATGGATACGCACCTGATTACGGGCGAAGCGGAAGTAAAAGAAAATCAATTACGCCACCAAATACTAAACGGCCAGGAAATTATAGAGGGCGGCGAGAGCGGCAAACTATTACCAGGCAAGTATATCCCTATCGTTCGTGTGCCAGGTGAAGACTTCTATGTGGAAGATGAGCGCTATGTAATGGGCCTGGTGCGCCGTTCAATGGACGCACAGCGACTATACAACTACGCGGCTAGCGTAAATGCTGAAGTCTCAGCATTAGCACCCAAAGCGCCGTGGGTAGCAGGACGCAAGGCGATGGATGGCTACGAAGACTACTATGCGATGGCTAACACTAAATCGATGCCGTTCTTGCCATACAACGACTTTGATGAGCGCGGCAATCCTTTGCAGCCACCTATGCGCCAACCACCGCCAGCGCCAAACGCTCAGTTACATGCTTTGATGGAAAGCGCTAACGGTGACTTGCAGGCCGTTACTGGCCAGTTTGGCGCTTCAATGGGCGAAACCACGAACGAGCGCAGTGGCCTAGCTATACATAACCGCCAGAAAGCTTCAGATGTCGCCACGTTCCACTTCACGGATAACATGGCATACGCAGTTCAGCATGGTGGGCGTATTATCGTTGACCTAATACCAAAAATCTACGACACGCGCCGAGTGGCTAGAATCTTGGGTGAAAATGATGAACCCAGTACGGTAATACTAGACCCAGAGAACGCGGGCGAACACGAAGATTCTTCTGGAAAGATTGAACGTATCTATGATGTTGGCGCTGGCAAGTATGACGTAGCTGTAACCACTGGCCCAGGCTTCGCAACGCGACGAACTGAAGCGTTTGAATCAATGGCCCGTATCGTCGAAACGAATCCGCAATTGTGGAATGTTATCGGAGATCAGCTAGTTAAGAACATGGATTGGCCTGGTAGTGATGACATGGCCCAACGTATCAAGAATATGATACCAGCCGAGATACTTGGCGAAGAAGACGAAGAACAAATCATTGGCCAGCTACAGCAGCAAATGCAGGAAATGCAGATGGCGCTGGAGCAAACCACGCAGCAGCTGGATATGGCAGTTGGCGAGAAAAATCGACTAGAAGACAAGCTGGCGGGTAAGGAAGCAGACAAGGAAATGAACGCGCAACGCTTGCGTGCTGATTACATCAACAAAATGCAAGATCGCGAAGTGGACAAGTTCCGCGCTGAGACTGATCGCCTTAAGGCCCGCATAGGTGAATCTGAATTTGAATCTGGCGTGGCCGCTGAAGCAGACAAACTCGCACTTCAGGAGATGAATGCTATTAGTGCGCACGAGCGCGGCGTGGCTGACCAAGTGCTGACAGCAGAACAGATTAAAACCCAGCGCTATATCACTGAGCTACAGGAACAAAACAAGCTGTTATCACAACGATTGCAGCAAACGCAAAATTCTATCGAAGTAGTTAAGAACCCCAAAAAATAACTGCCTCTCGCAAAGTTTAGCCGAGCTTTATCGGCGCACACTCGCGCAATTCCGCGCGCCTTAATATGGGGATATAAAAGATGGATGCATTAGAACAATCTAATGAGCTAGCCGCGACCGAAGAAAATCCAGAGGCTGAAAACAGTGAGGGTTCCACTACGGCAGTGGAAACCGGCGACGATACCGCCGTAGAAAGCGAAGCGCCTGATTCAGATGAAGAACAAGAAAGTACTGAATCTGAGGAAGAAAAACCCAAGAAACCAGGCAAATCAGGATTTCAAAAACGCATCGATGAACTGACCCGCAAGGTGCATGAGCGTGATCGTTTCATTACTGAAATGCAGGAACGAGTTCTAGCCGAGCAGCAAGAACTATCCCAGCAGCCGCAGAATGAAGCGGAAACACTCGCACCAGAAGATTTTGACGACTATGAAAGTTACATCAAGGCTGTAGCAGTTCAGGAAGTAGAGCAACGTATGCGCGCCGAACGGCAGCAAGGCGTAGCAAAACAGACCGAACGATTGCAGCAGCAGGCGGCGCAACATACTGAATCTATCCGCCAATCTGCACTTGATGCAGGTAAGGAAATTTACTCAGACTTTGTAGAAGTTACGACTTCGCAGGATCTGCCAATAACGCCAGCAATGGGTGAAGCAGTACTTAACGCAAAGAACGCGCCGCAAGTCTGGTATCACCTAGGGAAGAACCCCGATATTGCCGCTGGTATTGCGCAAATGCCACCGACCCAGCAAGTAATGGCTGTAGCACAGCTATCTATGCAAGTGGGCAACGGTGAGCCAGTTCAAAAACCTTCAAATGCGCCAACACCTTCCAAGGCGATAAAGTCTCGCGCACCAGCAAGCAAGAAGGCTGGCGATAAAGATGATATCAAATCATGGATGACAAAGCGCAATAAAGAAATCTATGGATAAATTAACTTAATTGGAGAACCTAAAAAATGGCTAACTCACTTCTAACGCCTACCGCTGTAACGCGGGAAGTGTTACGAGTAGCGCACGAAAAACTCGCATTCATCGGCACGGTCGAACGTCAATATGACAGTTCCTTCGCGCAGACTGGCGCAAAAATCGGCGACTCGTTAAAAATTCGCTTACCTAATAAGTACACTGTACGAACGGGTAAAACACTACAAGCACAAGATACTGAAGAAGAAAGCGTAACCCTTACTGTGGCAACACAGAAAGGTGTTGATATGAATTTCAGTTCTAAAGATCTTACGCTTGACCTTGATGACTTCTCGAAGCGCATCATTGAACCGGCTGTGGCTGTTCTTGTCTCTAACATTGAAGGCGCTATGCTGGATGATGTTACCGCAGACGTTTATAACCATGTTGGAACACCTGGCACGCTGCCGACCTTCGCGCAGATTGCTAAGGCTAAAGCCAAGCTAAACCAATATCTTGCACCTAAAGATAATGACCGTCATATCCAAATGGAATCTGTTGATATGGCTGGCCAGGTTGATGCACTTAAGGGCTTGTTCCAAGACTCTACCGAGATTGCTAAACAATACCGCGAGGGTTACGTGGGCCGTGGCGCTGGTTTGATGTGGCATGAGAATGAGCGCATTTACACGCATACTAACGGCTCCGATGTTACTGGTATCACGGTTAACGCCTCTGTATCAAGTGGCGATAGTTCTCTAACCATTACGGGTGCTTCAGCTGCCCCAGCGGTTGGTTCTATCTTCACGATTGCGGGTGTTAAAGCTGTGCATCCTGAGACGAAGGTGGCTTACGCGCACGAGCAGCAGTTTGTTGTTACTGATGCGACTACGCCAAGCACGACCGTTATCAGCATTTCACCCACAATCATCTCGACTGGATCCAAGCAGAATGTTGACCACCTGCCTAGTTCGGCTGATGCGATTACTTGGGTTGGT